ATTATATATATTATATATATTACAGGTGGCACAATGGAAGTTTCAATACCCATGATATGGAATATTATCGTCACGCTAGTTGTAGCGCCTATGGCGTGGTGGATTAGTCACATGAGTAGTGAGGTAAAACGACTCAACATCTTGCTAAACATGACACGAGAGAACTATATTAAGCGGGAAGATCATCAATCAGAATTGTCTAGGGTGGTAGACCATTTGGTTAGATTAGAAGGAAAGATAGATAAACTAGCAGAAAAGGTCTGAAGACGGGAGATATTCGGTTAGGGTGTTGTAATCGATCCAGTAAGTTGTGTTATGATGGCGACAGGAGCGTTTAAGGCGCTTAAAGGCGCTATAGGTGCGGGTAAAGACCTTCAAGATATGACCTCTCAGCTTTCTACTTGGGGTAAAGCTTTCTCTGACTTCACCAATATAGAGGAAAGAGAAAAGAATCCTCCGTGGTGGCAAAAGACCTTCAAGGGTTCTGATGAGGAAACGGCACTAGAAATCTTTGCCAACAAGAAAAAAATGGAAGAAATGAGAAAAGAGATAAAAGATCACATCTCTTGGAACTACGGGCCAAAGGCTTGGGAAGAAGTGCTGCAAATAGAAGCCAGAATGCGTAAGCAACGCAAAGAAGAACTCTATAAAAAACAAGAACGCATAGATGGTGCTATAAATTTTACTATAGGGTTTATAGTATTTCTGTTAAGTGGGGGTATTCTTTTTACACTCTTCTATTTCTGGGGTCAATATCAAGGACGTTGGTAAAATTGAGCGGTGAAATTAGTTCAATTGAACAAATACAAGTGGGCGGCACTAGATGATGACGGCACTATCCTAATA